AGTTAGTGTACTTTCATACACCTGCTTGGCAATGATATCCAGATACTCTTGACCTAAGTTCTCAAAGCCTCTAAAGCTAAGATTCTGCAACTGAGAAACAACACTAGGGTCTAGCTTTGCAAAGTCACCATAGGTAGCAAGCATTGTCGCAACTTCACCTGCAACGGCCTTATATTCGCGTACAAAGCCATCAATGGTCGTTAGGTATTCTTCTTCAATCAGTTTCCGTAGTTCCGACCTAGCTTGTATAGCCCATTCTAAATCGAACAGGATGCCGTCTTTAAGGGGTGCGGTGGCTAGGTAATCAACTATCCTTCTCTCTAGCTTTGCAAGCGCCAGAACGAGCTTGGCTTGGTGTGCTTCAGCCCTAGCAATGACATCCTTTAGTTGGTCAGTATCAACCGCCATTAGAACTGTCCTACGTTACCATCACCTGCGGATTCTTCTTTAGGCTCAATGAGAGCGTCACCACCCTCAATGTCATCAAGGCCAATCTTCTCTCTGACCTCGTTAGCAGTAACAACACCCGCGTCAATGTGGTAGCTGTATATCTGCGTCTTATCAGAGAAATCGCCAAGGACAGATGCTTTGTCTTCAATCTCTGCGTGAGCTTTAGCCAGAGCCTCATCATCTAGAATCAGATCACTAATCTTCTTGTCAATCTCCATAGCAAGGGTTGCAGACTTAACACCTGTTGCCCTCATCTGCTGTAGGAAAACTAGCTCTTTGTCGTAGTCTCTAAGGTCGAACGCGTCTGGATAATATATTTCTACGTCTGGGGTGACATCTTGCCAATCACAAAACAACAACCATATCTGCTCTTCAGCCAATTCTAGCAAATCAGCCTTCTCAGCGAGTTTACTATTGAGCATCTGGAACTCAGTCTGCATAGCCACACCGCTCATCGTTACCGCTGTAGTGCCTCTAACAGCACCCATATGGCTCATGCGGTTAATAGCTTGAATCTTGTCTTGAATAGATGCTCTAACAGCGTCTAGGTTCTGTCCGCTAGGCTGTAATTGGTAAGGCTTTAACTGAGCATCCATATCGTCAGGCAGGTTGATGATCGCACCCGCTCCTGCTGAAGCGTCTGTGCCGAACGACTTGACCAACGTGGGATGGTTGGATATTCGTATAAGCTGTTCTATCTCTGATAGCTCTTGGTAGATAGCCCTTTGCATATACGCGGCATCAGATATGTCACTAAGCCCAATGCCTCTCGTCACGCTACGGTTAGCAGGTAAGAATACAGCAGGGATACGACCAAGCACGTTATCATCAACTTCGACTTGCTTGTCTAGATCATTGACCGAATGCCATAGCTCAACTCTGTCCTTATACCAGACCCTGTAGTAGGTCTCTGTAGTCGTTTCGTCAACACGTATGACACTTTCCCTAACCTTCAGGTAATCAAGCTCAAAACGGCCGCTAGGGGTTCTAACCCAATTCCAGTCCAGAACATTCTCAGGGGTGAACATAGTGACATAAGGTCGGATATCTTGCTGTAGCTCTTCGGCCTTTGTTCCTGCTGTGGACTTAGGCTTGTCAACCATGACCCATACATGACCATAGACGCTTGACCATATCTGACACTCACGCATAAACGCATTAAAACTACGACCTTCTAGGTCACAGTCTTTTAAGAAAGGCTCAAGCGCCACGTTATTGACTGCGCTGTTATAAGCTCTAGTCGGAGGTACACGCCATAGAAAGCTAGAGTAAATATGCACTATTGATTTTGCATGGTTATCTAGGGGGGTGAGGTCTAATCTGCGATCATAGTCATCACTGGTCTCAGATATGTAACGCGTCAAGTACGCCCCATCAAAGTAGTCTGCCCCACCAAGGTAGCTTCTAACATAAAATGTCCATCGGCTTTCGTATTTGTCATAATCGGGGTGTGTTGTATCTGCGTTCAATCTCATCAAGTCCACCTTTGTGGTTGTGGCGTAGCGTAATCAGTGCGGACAGGAAATAGGTATTCAACAAGATAACCAAGCGCGTCATTCATATGATCGTAACCATCGTCTTTGTTTGGAATGCTCGTTCCTTCCTTGTAGGTATGTCGTTCTAAGCTCTTAATTGTTTGCTTGCATTTTGGGCTGACAAACAAATGCCGCTCACCATCACTAGACAGTAACCGACTATTCACAGCGTTAATTCTATCACGAATTAAAGCGTGACTGCTCTTGCACTTAACGCTAAAACCCGCGTTAGTTAGGATCGACAAATCTGTCCGACCACCTGCGCTACTTTTGCGCTGTCTTGATGCAGGGTCTGGAAACACAATAACATTGCGTCGAGGGTAACGGTTCTTTATCTCCGCAACGACCTCGTCAGTATTCGACCCAAAGAGACAAATCTCATCAAAGATATACAGCTTCCCGCCTTTACGTATAGCAATGCAAGCACTCATGGGCGACACATTGAAATCCATGCCTATGAGCAGTGTACCATTATCATCGCTACAGGCCAATACAGACTCGTCGCGATTAAATCCGTAATAGATTAGCCCTGCATAGGTTACGAATGCCGCTTCATACTCTTGCTTGAATGTCCTCTCGTCTAGGTCGTTTCTAGCCGACTCTATCTCTTCTGGGGGTACGTTGCCGCCATCAAGGGTTGTGTATTGGAATGATTCCCAACCATCAGCACCATCCTTTGCTTTAGCCCACAAGTCGTAGAAATGATTTCTCCCCTTTGGTGTGCCAATGAATAAACAACTCCCATTTCTGTCAGAAAGTGAAGCTCTCAACACTTCGTACCAAGTCTCTGGCCTCATTTCACTAAATTCATCTAGCACAACGTGGTTTAAGGCGCGGCCTCTCAACAGGTTAGGCTTCTCAGCCCCCTTGAGGGCAATGTATGAGCCGTTAATTAATCGAATCGTTAAAGATGTTTCGTTGGTCTTAGCAATGTACTCAGCAGGAATAGCATTAATTAGCATTGTCCAACAGATTTCTTTAGCCGCTCCATACGTAGGGGCTACATACCAGACGTTCTGATTAGGTGCTTTTACAGCCGCCCTGACTAAAGACGCTACAGATGTAAAGGTTTTACCGAATCTTCTGCCCGCAACACAAGCGACAAATCTAGCCTGACTCATATAGATCAGAGACTGAGGCTTAGTTAATTGCACTAGAATCTATCGTGATTTGTATCGGGGGTATCTCTTTAATTGGCTCTATGTACTGGTCGCCCCAACTCTCACGGTCTCTACTCTTCAGGTAGAAGATCATGCAAGTATTGTCGCCCTCAATAGCTTTCTCGAAAAGAGCGTTAGTGACTTGATTGATTCCTTCACTGCGGCCTTCTTTTATAGACTGCATGAAATGCGGGTATTCTGTTTGCCGCTCATAGATAGTTCGTTCACTGACACCTAAACAATCAGCTATTTGTGACACTGTGAGACCACGAGAAGCCATCTCTCTGGCTTTATCGCAAATCTCTTCTGTGGGTATCCACTTTGGTCGCCCGCTCATTAGACCTCTGTTCCGAACACTTCACTGGTCTGAGCTAGAAGATTATCGGCTGTTAATTGTGTTGATGTTACCCTATGTTCCTTTAGCGCATCAAGGCTATTGTCTACATGATGACACCAATGGATCAGTTCTGCTTTCACTTGGTATTGCGGAACTTCGGTTTCAATCATCGAAAGCATAATGCCATTGAACATATCAAGCAGGTTATCAAAGCCATTTTCATAGCACTCTTCAACCCGCTTTGTAATATTAAAGCTATTCATACAGCCACCATAAAAGGTTAGGTGACTGTATTGTAAGTGATTTTGTTGATTAATGGAAATGTAAACTATAGGTCTTGTTTGGCTACCGCACAAAGCGATACTACTACGAATATAAGCATGTAAAGGATCACAACTGCCTCTCTCTTAATGAATGGAGCGGCATTGTATATTCTAGTACATATAATTAATAATGATGATTATGGATGGCCTTTATACCAAAAAGTAATAGTCCGTTGCGACCACAAGTGGACAAGGCTTGCTCAAAAGGTCGGGGAACCTCGGTCTATTTGTTTCTCTCATCGTATCTGTCTTGCGCGTCCCTAACCATTAAGTATGAACCCCGCATTAGAATGGCTAGAATGAATGTTGCTGTAATCGTTCCTAATACTTCAATCATCTTATTGCCCTCTTTCATAGCCCGCGAAAGGCTCTGGTTGAACTTCGTTTAGCTCGTCATATACCTCTTGAACTAAATTGCGCAAGGTTTGCTCAAGAACAAGATAAATATCACCTTTGATTAAATTAGCAAGTCTACTATCTTTCTCACGTTGCGCGTAAATTGCGTGCATAATAGGCTCTTGACTCATAGAGCTTGTAGGTAATACATCGTCCCACCAAGACTCCATGTGTTGCAAAAAATGATAGCAAAAACTATCTTTGTCAGCGTCCGATAGATCAATAATATCGCCTTCCCATTTAGGCATCTTGTTTTGAATGTGACTCATAATCATTTGCGCGTCTTGCTTAAAATTAAAAAGGCTCATTAGCACACTCCAAGATTAAGGCAGTCATTAAACGCCATGTTGGACGCTAAACAATACAAGGTAAAAGCCACTATTGCCAAAGCAAAGCCAAAGCGGTTTTCACGTTTTGCATCAGATGTTTGATTGATCTGATTGTAACTCATAGAATATTTGTTCATTTTGATACCCTTTTTTGATTGATTGAGATGTAATCTTAGTCTTTATTAACAGAGATGTAAACCCCTCCTTACAAAATAGTTTACATATCCCCAATTCTGTACAATTCTTGACCAATCTTTTCTTTGAGTTCTCGCTGAAACTGGATTACTTCTTCCCTGTCGAACTTAGGTGAAGCCCTCCAC